CAAAAGCACAGATATCAAGATTTTTATCTGCATATCAAGAAGACTTAGAATATGAAAAAGCACAAGCAGATTGGGAAGTTCCAACTGCAGCAATCGAATCATTAGAAAGTTTTGTTACATTTAGAGAAAGATATTTCTTAACAGAACGTGGTGTACCTTTTGAAACTGCACCTTTTCATGAAAGATGGATAACATCAATAAATAATTCAATAGAAACAGGTGGACAGTTATTAATACTATCACCTCCAAGACATGGTAAAACAGAACTTCTTATACATTTTGCAATATATCAAATATGTAAAAACCCAAATGTAAGAATTATGTGGGTAGGTGGTAATGAAGATATTGCTAAAAACTCTGTATCTTCTGTATTAGATACTTTAGAATCAAACGCAAGATTAAAAGAAGACTTTTGTGGACCTATGGGTTCTTTCAAGCCAAGAACAAGAACTGGTAAATCTTGGTCAAAAAATGGTTTTACAGTTTCTACTAGGACAGTTCATGGTATAAAGTCACCAACAATGATTGGTATTGGTAAAGGTGGAAAGATATTATCAAGAGACTGTGACATTATTATTGCAGATGACATTGAAGACCATGCATCTACTGCACAACCAAGTGCAAGAAGAAATACAAAAACTTGGTGGACAACAACACTTGCATCAAGAAAAGAGGAACATACATCAATTATTGTTATAGGTTCTAGACAACACCCTGAAGATTTATATTCTGCATTAATTGACAATGAAGCATGGGATAACATAGTAGAAGAAGCCCATGATTCTTCTTGTAGCATACCTGAGTTAGAAGAAGAAGAACATGTTGATTGTATGCTTTGGTCTGGATTTAGAACTTACAAATGGTTAATGTCAAGAAAACGTGACTCAATGACTACAGGTGGTCAGCAAAGATTTGAGATGGTCTATATGAATAGACCTGGTAAAGCAGGTGGTTCTATCTTTAACATAGAATCTATTACTAATTGTATGGACCACTCAACATATGTTGGTGATGTTCCAAAGTATAGCTACTTAGTTGCAGGACTTGACCCTGCTGCTACAGGTTATCAAGCTGCTTTTTTATGGGCAATACTAGATAATGGTGAAGATGAACTGTTACAAATGGTTGATATAGAAAACAATCAAGGTGGTGGTATAGAAGAAGCTTTTAGGGTAATAGTTGAATGGTTTGACAAATATCAATGTAGACATTGGGTAATTGAAGAAAACAACTTTCAAAAAGCAATTAGGCAAGACCCACGTATAAAACAGTTTGCAAATGTAAATGCTATAAAATTAGAAGGACATGAAACTTATAAAAACAAATGGGATAGTCAATTTGGAGTATCATCACTATCTCCTATGTTTGATGACAGATTAATTGTATTACCTTTTGCTAATACAGAATCACAAGTTAAATCTGAAATGTATAGAAAACAACTTATGTTTTTTGGTGCATCTGGTAAGAACAAATATAAATCAGATATAGTAATGGCAAGTTGGTTTCCAATGAAAGTGTTAAGACAGTTGCAAAAAGAACAATATGCTGATATAGGAATTGACTACACTCCTAGCTATGAAGACTTTGATGTAGTAGAATGGAACGAAGCACCATGGAGATAATATGCTAGTAAATGATATTCTTGAAAGAACTTTAAATTTAAAGAAAATGCATGATGATGCACTTGTTGATAGACAAAGATTTCGTGCAATCATGAATGGTGGTACTGATGGAATAGCAGCATTATTAGGCGAAAAGATGAATAATATGGATTCTGAATTATTGCCTGCACCAAACTTACTTGTATCTGCTTTAGATAGACTTGCACAAAAAATTGGAAGAGTACCTGCACTTGATGTTCATGTTACAAATCCTAGAGATAGTGTAAGAAATAAAAATAAAAAAGATAAATTAGAAAGAATTGTTACATCATATGACCAGTTTCAAAAATTAGAATTACAACTACCACAAGTTGCAAGATGGTTACCTGGTTATGGTTTTTCAGTTTTTGTTATTACATCAAAGACTGACCCAAACGGAAATATCTACCCTTGCGCAGAACTTCGTGACCCATATACAACATTTCCTGGATATTCTGGCGCTAATCAAATGGCAGAAGAACTTGTATCTATAAGAAAAATTCCTTTGAATACTCTAGTAAAAATGTATCCAGAACTTAAAAAATATTATGACCAACAAGATAAACAAACGGAAGAAGAAAATTATTTAAGTCATGGTATATATTTAGATAACGATAATGGTTCATGGGAAAATCAAGCAGAAGTCGGAGATGTAATAGCTGAATACATGAATCCAGAAGGAACTTATGTTGTACATGTAGGCTCTAAAACTATTGTAGATTTTGTACCAAATGTTTTAAAATCAGGTCCTGCTTTTGTATGTGCTAAAAGATATTCATTTGACCAAATACAAGGACAGTTTGACCAAGTCATAGGTCTTATGGCAGCAATGGCAAAAATAAATATTATGTCTGTTATTGCTATGGAAGATGCAGTATTTACAGAAACAAACGTTGTTGGTGAAATAGAGTCAGGACAATACAGAAAAGGCAGAAATGCTATAAACTATTTGTCTCCTGGTTCACAGGTAATTAAACCTGTTAACAATTTACCGTATCAATTATTTGAATCTGTATCAAGAATAGAAAGACATTTAAGAACTGTGGCAGGATATCCAGTTAGTGATGATGCTATCTCACCAAACTCTTTTGTTACAGGTAGAGGTCTTGAAGAATTACAAGCAGGTATTGGTGCAATGGTAAATGAGTATCATACAGTCCTTACATATGCACTACAAGAAATAGATTACAAAAGATTAGAACTTGATGAACTTGGTTTGAACAAAAGAAAACCACTTACAGGAACTATGAATGGAGCTGCTTTTGCAGAAAGTTATTCACCATCAACTGATATTGGTGGTAATTATCTTACAAAACGTAAGTATGGTGCTATGGCTACATTTGACGAAGCAGGTAAGGTTATTACAGGTTTACAGTTATTACAAGCAGGTATTATTGATAAACAAACAATGCAAAGAGAAATGGACGGTCTAGAAAACTTACAAGATATAAACGAACGTATTACTAGAGATAAAGCAGAAAGTGTTATGTTTGATTCTTTATTAGCTAGAGCAAGTCAGAATGATTCTAAAGCAATGATGGCATTGGTTGATTTATATAATAGTCCAAGACAAATGGGTACAATACTCAAGAAATTTTTTACGGCTGAAGAGCCACAAATGTCACAAGTAGAACAAGTGTTGGCAGGACAAGGTACTGCAGCGCCACAAGGTCCACCTCCGTCACCACAAGATGTAATGTCTTTGTTAGGGGGTGGATAGTGGACTTTGATAATATAAATGCAGCATTTCATAATATAGTTACATCAGAAGACTGGGAATTAAATAAACTAGATGTAGCAGAATTATATTTGAATGATAACTTGGAAGATGAGTCAAGAGATAATTCATGGGAAACTATGGACGGTCTCACAATTATGTTTGTACCAGGATATGGAAGATTACAAATGATTTGGATACAAGAGGAAGAGAATGACTAGAGGACAAAAAAAAGGTGCATTTGCTATAGATGCACAAAGAGGTGAAGGTTCAGCAGAAAGAGAAAGTATGCTTAGAAGTGTACCTGTTGAAGAAACTCCACCTACACCTACAACACCTGCTGTTGTTGAACCAACAATGCCAAGAGCAAATGGTAACGTTGCAAACGTATTTAGAACAACAGATAAACCAGGTATACAAGCTGTAGATGAATTGCCACAAATAGAGGGATATAAAGTATACGGAGGACAAAATATAGATGTAGCTTCTCAAGCTGCTGCCGCAATAAATGACATACTTGGAGGTAGTGAAGAAGCATCAGCCATGATTAGTTACGATATCTAATGGCAATATATGGATATCAACCACCTGACCTAGAGTTAGCAGCTATAGATGAACATAGAAAGCGTGAAAATCAATATAACGCAGTTAAACAAACTTTAGAATCAAAACCTGAAATAGGTATAAACCTTGAACATATTGTAAATAAATACGGAAACATTCTTGGTAGAGATATTATGGTTGGTTCTGCTTTGCTTGGTTTTACAGAAGATTCACCTGAAATAGCTGCTCTAGTAAAAAGACAAATTGAAATAGAACAAGAAAATTCTAGAAAAGGTTTTGAAAAAGTAAAAGCTATGGGTAGAGGTATTGTTAGAAATACTTTTGTTGGTTTAGATTCTTTTGCAGAATCATTTATAAAAAGACCATATCAAGCTGCTGCAAGAGCAGCAATAGATAGAGGTAAATCTCCACAACTAGCAAATCTTATGTGGTTTTCTAATTTTATATCAGCAGGTAATGGAGAACATGTTTTAGGATTTCTTACAGGAGATAGTGAATTTGCTGACGCATATAAAGATGCTAGAAAAGATTTAGGTGATGTAGTTGCTGTTCGTGCAATAAAAGAACTTGCAAAAGGAAACAAGATAAACCTTGGTGAAGGATACTTTGGTAATTCTACATTAGCTAGAGATACAGAAATATTTAAAGAGATACAAGCTACTATTAAAGACCCATCACAACTTGCAGCTATAGAACAAGTCATACAACAACAATTAGGTGTACCTATTACAGAACTTGAAAGAGATGCAGTAGAAGCTAATACGTATAGAGGACAAGTTATATCACCAGGAAGAATTATGGCTATGAACTTTGTAGAGCCTGGCACAGAAAGATACAGAACTGTATCAGGATTGATTGATGGAATAATTACATTAGGTCTTGACCCTGCAAACTTAGTTGGTGGTCAATTTGTTCGTGCAGGTAAGTATGGAAAAATGTTTATATCTGGTGAAAAAATGACTGGATTTAGTGCAGCTAAATCACA